GTAGAACTTTCAGATGGGAACCAGACGGACCCGCAACCGTGACACCAATGCTGTAGGTGTCGCCGCTGTTGAACATCACCACATTGGAACCGTTGGCCCCTGCCGAGTTCCCCTGTATCCGTGTATCCCAGAAGGCTCCCCATGCCCCCGTAGTCCCGAAAATCGAGCCTATGGTAAAGGTATTGCCCGTTTTCGTGATTTCCACATTTCGGCCAGCAGACAACCCTATGGGACCAGTCGCACCATTAATTGTAGAAATATAGTCTCCGGATATACCCCCGTCGCCGGTTATATACGGCAGGTATACCCATGCGGTAAGACCTGTTCCTACCTTGAGTTTATTGGTGTCGGTTTCGTAACCGATTTCGCCAATGGCAAGAATGGGGTTGACCGCAGTCCAAGTTTGGGCTGTGTCCCTCCGTACCTGTATTCGTAGTGCCATTTATGCGGTTCCCCCGTCGATCCCTGGAAGGCTTCCATAGACTTCATTTGCCCGACCACCGTCGATATTTATACTATACGGTTGATAGACATCCCAGGCATAGCCGTTCCAAATCCAAGAACGACTGCCATGGGTGTAGATAAAACCGGGAGTGGGATTGGTGGGAAAGTTTAGAGCCACAGTTACACCGCCTGTACCCACTGATTTGTGTCACCGTCATTAATGTAGATATATTCCGTGCCTGTTTCAGAGTTCATCCACCTGCTACCGCCCGTCACGCCTGCGCCCGTGGGCGGGAGGGCTTGGTAGTAGAAGTTTACACGGTTGGTGGCAGGCTCCAGGAACAGGAATGCCGTCAGGCGATCGCCCTCAGAAAGGGTTCCTGTACCAGAGTTTATCAGGGACACCTGTACTCCTGTGTCCGCTGCCGACCCTCCAGGAGCAGTGGCATACGGACCTGTCAACCCGTCCACTTGGAAACGGTAGAAAGTATTGGGATCGCCGAACTTTTTCAGGAGCAAGGTTCCTGCCACTCCCGTACCGAAACGGTTGAATAGTCCGGTCTGGTTGTTGCCGTTGGCGTCTGAAACCGAGAAGTACACCTCGGTGGGGGTCTTTTCAGGCTTGCCATTGAACTTCAGGGTTCCCGCATTGGCAAGAACTGTGGTAAGATCGGCTCCACCCACCTGTCCGATGTTCAGATTAAACAAAGGTTGGGTATTTCCTGAAAAGATATACGGCATTCCACTGTGAATATCGTTCAGGTCGTACAGGGAACGATTGATCCAACGGGCGTTCACCAAATCATAAGAAAGCACATCTCCATCGGTGGCAGCAACGGAAGACACGTCGTTTAGACTGCCAAGACTCAAGCCTTCCACAGAGATTGTTATGGCATTGCCCCCACTGCTTCCCGTGATCTTTGTTCCGAAACCTGATTCCAAGGTTATGACATTGGCATCCCGCAACATGCCACGGCTGTCTATCACGGATATTAGTTTTCCGAAAACGGTGCTCCGTATTGTTGCCCGTGAAACCGCCTGTGCCTGTGTCGCAAGCACATTAGGGGCTTTGCCCAGTGGTTCCACATATATTGTTTGGAAAGCACTAAGGAACCCGTCATTGGTTGGTGTAATATCAGATGTGGTTATGGGTCTGTTTGGGGATATGTTTGACCTCTGTAAGTCTGATATTTTTTGCCGTGTCAACTTGTCCACAGGAGGCTTGGGATCACGGAAGATGTAATTTCCACCGTCTGTGGCTGCTGCTGTTTGAGTGTTGTTTAATAGTTGCCTCGCAAGAGCCAGACAATCGGCATCCATTTCTTCTAAACACCGTGGCTTGATTGCCCATAACTTGTAAGTCTTGCTGTTTTGTAAACCCGCTTCGTAATCCGTAAAATCTTGTCCGTATAAAGCCGTAAAGAATCTGTTTACTTTTTCTACTTTTGCTCTGGTGGGAGCATCTGTTGCGGGATAGTTTTCGTTATAGAACTCGAACAGAGATTCCAATTTCTCTTGAAGCCACTGTGACACAGGCGTTCCAACACTGTTGTTGCTTCCGTTTGGCAGAGTGGTTGCCGTATTGCCCGAAAAACCAAACACATTTCTAACGGCCAAACGACCTGTTTGGCTTTGGTCCCCGAAATTTATGTCCGTTCCGGCCACCGCAGCAAGGGCTGAGGCAAAAGTAAGGCCGAATGGGGTAAGGGTGGCTCCTGCCGGTGGATCTGGTATTCCTCCCCCGCTGGTATTACAGCCTTCATTTTGGTAAGAATATAGAGAGTTCAGTCCAGGATTAAAGTAAGCAGCAGAATAGGCATAGACTCTTTCTGAGAAGACATCATCCCCCAATCTACACCTATAGAAGAAATCCAAATAAGAATTTTCATCAACTTCATCTTGCCCGTATTGTCCACATCCTGTTGCCCCACTGCCAAAATAAGAGTCAAATCCAGAATAAAAAGGTTCAATTATGTCGGGGACTTTATGACAAGGAGTACCCCCATAAGACCAACTTTCTAAACAACTCTCAGTATAAAAAGGATTAGAACCCAGAGCAGAGGATGTCAGTAAACGATACACAAATGCTGGGTGTAAACGATTTTCTCCTCCCAACGCAGCAGCAATACCCCCTGTCCCATTTGGGGCTTCTGACTCGAAATTGTATGGACTTCCTTTAAAAAGATTAGTGGTTGTATCTGACGACCAGACATCTCCAGGATTCGGAGCCGACAGCAACTCAGAAATTAGTGCTGCTATTCCATCAATTTGATCTGGGGGGACTGAGACATTTTCCCACCAGTTTCCAGCAAATTCAGTTCCACCCACGTATTTGGTCACATAGTCTGATGGTGTGAGGTAGTAAGAGCCACCGAATACAGTAAGAGTGGAACCAGCCGTTCTAAAGAAGAAATTACCGCCAGAGGATAAATCACCACTGTCAGGAACAGGAGTATAGAAATTGTTGGATGCGTTAGGGGCATCTCCAGTTCTAGTAAATACTTGTTGGGGATCATCCAAAAATTCGGAACCACCCTCAAATTCGGCAAAGGTCTGTGTAGAATCGCTCAAATCTTTGGAAGCCAGAAGAACTCGTTTGGCTGTCAGACCAGGTGTTGTGTTGTCTAGTGACACAGAATTCGCATACCGAACAAGATTAACATACGCATCACAACCCAGATTAATACCGTTTACTTTTAATCCACTAATTGGTTCACTGGGCAATACAGCGGGAGGAAACAGTAGTGGGTCTACCGAAACTTCGGTTCCGTCCATTTCTATCCTCTGATTTGCTCCTGTTTGTTTATAAGTCAATCTGCCCAACCCGTCGCCTTCAGGGAGAGCGGAGAAAGAACTTCTTACGGGAGATCCGGATGTGTCATTTGGAGAAATCTTGTTCAGGGCATCCCAAGAGTAAAGTCTGAAGTTGTGTTTACCATCTAGTGTTTCAAAATTGTATGGAGAAATCGCATCACTACGAAAATCTGCTCCCGAAGAAACACCATCGGCATAATACGGATACAGTTCCGAATTTAGTGATTCATCCCCCACCCCGAAGAGATCTCTGTTCCACGACGACTCAAAGTTTTGGAACTCTCCCTGTATATCAAGGGTTTTATTAGGTATTCCTTTCATTCCATAAGTAAAGATTGGAATCATATACGGGAAAGCCACACCCGTGACCCCCGTTAAACTAGATGTTCCCACAAAATCGAAATTCGTATTTGTATTGGTTGGATTCTCTTCCAAATATTTTAGGCTTATGGGATCATTTACAGATCCATCTCCCCTAAACGCTTCAGGAAAACCTACCGAGAATTTGTTTTCAAGAGTGGTTCCAAACCCTCCCACGGTTTCTGAATCTCCTCCACCATTGCTGTTGTAAGCAGGAATAAAATTAGAATCATACCACTGTTTTGTTATGGGTCTTATGGGATAGTAAACACGGGACTCCAAGGTACTCCCAGAGTAATACTCGTAACACAAGTAGTCGTGTATGCCCTCTAACTTGTTAATTACAGGCTCACTAGAAAGGGGATCATCTCCAACATAATCGTTGATAGTACCCTGAACATCTGTTCCACTACTGATCTGCCTCCAGAACATCAGGGAAAGCGGGTGGTACAATCCATTTTGTATAGCAGTAGGTCCGCTCATATACTCTATGAACGATCCTATATGGCATCCAAAATCCGTGGGTATTGGTGGGGGTGTTGTTTGGTATTCCAGATTTATTCTTTCAATGTCATAACCCCAACGACCAAGTTCCGTGTCTTCACGATAAAGCAAAGAAGAAGAGCATGGATTGTTAAAATCAATGCTGCGTATAGAGGCAGTTCCGCCAGTCACCAGCGTGACTACGGTTTGGTTTGTTCCCAATATTAATGCCATAGTATCAATAAAACTTCTTCCAGGATACGGTTCGTCTGCCCTCAAAAACGGAACCACCCCACCAGCACCAGCCATGTTTATTGCCAGTTGTCTGCCCGAGAATGTCGATCCCGCAGTGGCCCCTAAGAAAAACTGGCTGTACGGAAAATCAGCACAAGAGCCAGCATTTTCAAGGTAATATGATCCCGCAAGGTTTGGATTATTTCCGGCATAAACTGCGTTAAGGAGAAACAACTCACCGGTAGTACCAGCACTCACCCCGAAAGACAATCCGTATCCGCTGCCTTCCCAAAAAGTATTGGGATCTCCTCCCACTTGGGTTATGAACGGAGAATTGAATATCTGATCCAGGCACTGGTAGTTGTACAGGGCCAAAGACTGGCTGTATGTGCCTCCACCCAAAATGTAATTGCTCATGGGTTTAAGAACATAGGTTACACCACTACCCCCCACGATGGTTCTCTGTTCAAATGTCAGACCTGTCCATACCTTGAAAAGCACATTGGAGGCTATTCCTAGAGTCACCCCGTCTTCCCCTGTGAAAGTGACCCCTCCGGCATAATAGGCATTCTTTAGATTTTCCCATTCCACGGGAACTGTTTCTTCCATTCCCACAAAGGACATGTTTACCCGTCGTGTGGGATAGGTGACACCCAGAACAGAATCGTATCGGAAAGCATTAGGAATAATGATTCCAGAATTACCGGTTCCTTTTTGTTTAATTCCCCCCGCTCCACCAGACCATACTATGTCCCCGTTGTTATAGGTGGCGTCCCCGTATTTTGTGGCATACGCATTTTCGGAACACCAATACGGAACAGGTCGTGTGTCCAGAGTAACACCCCCAACAACCCGCCCGTCCAATGGAACATTCTGCTCATTGACCATGAACGGAAACGGATAGCACCCCACATCCAGTGTTTTTCTCTGGATCAACGAACCCAGTGCTGGCCGTAAGTTTCTTACCGGAGCAGCATTAAGCAGGTTTATAACTTTGGCATTAATTACAAGGGGTCTTTCGGCCATAATGTCTCCATTTATCGTATTATGTAGGGACTAGTTCCGCATCGTAATAATCTTCCGGACTAACATACTGAAGAGGCAATGGTTCTTTCTTAAACTCTCCTACAAGAGATAGGTTGGATCCGGGTGGAGACATCACTCCTTCTGGTGTATAACACGGGTTGGACGGATTTCGTTTTGCCTGGCATACACATATCTGTAGGCCACCACGCTCGCAAAATCCAAATTTTCCTCCCCTTTGTTGAGCAATAAGTTTAAACCCTCCACTGGAATCACAACACGGGAAACACCCGGCACGAAATTCTCCTGTTATTATGCTGCTCTCGGCATGACTAGACAAGGACGAATCTGTGCCCGCTCCACCAATGCTTCCAATACAGCAAACCGTGGATTCAAAAATTCCGTCACCCACATCGTTTCCAGGTGGCGATTCGGTGGTGACATCCTCTACCGTCCCGTCTGGAGGCAGTGTGGTGGTTTCTTCTTCTTCTGTTGGCCCTCCCTCGTCCGTTATGGCCGGAGAGATGAATATGGCAGGTGGAGGGGCCACAAGCGGAGGAATAGCACTGGGAAGTTGAGGAGCCTTGAATCTCGCCGGAGGAGGAGGAAGCGGTGGTGGAATTCTTGGTCTAGCCACTGGTGCTGGCGGAAGTCCTGGTCGTCTTCTTCTTGGTAATTTTGGAGGATCTGGCGGGAAATATTCGGGGCAACCACAAGTATCGTCCGGTTCGTCATATTTTAGTTGACTCAACTCTTTAGAACGTAGTAACTGCTCTATCTTTTTCCGAATTCTTTCATCCAGAATTAATCTAGGGGCGATAGGCTTTTTCAAGACAAATCTGTCATTAAACATGACATTCATTATCTGTGCCAAATTGCTGTCTCCCTGTGCGAGATCATTCGCAATTCGGCGGGCAAGAGCGAATCTTTCGGCATATTTTGTTTCTTTACAGTAATTCAGATCGTCACGATTAATAAGGCACTGGAACTCTGCGGTCAATCTGTCAACACCCAAAGAGTACTGATAGGCAACCTGAAGTGCCGAATCTATTCCACGCTGACCACCAACAGAATTTCTTATGGAAATAATGTGATCCACAATTCCATCCAAGCCAAAACATACAGGCTCAAGACCCGTACACGGGAGTTGTGTACACGGATCACAGCAGCCTGGTCCACATTCCACTCCACGGTCTACTCCACTTATTATGCGATCTGAGTCTCCGAGTATGCTGCCGAATGGAGCAAAATCGCAATCTGGAGACTGGTTCATCTCTGATCTAGCAGTACAGTAATTAACAGAGGTCACAAGCCGATCGTAAAATTCTGCTATATTCTGAAGACAACCGACTTTATTTTTGTCTAGAGGAGAAGTGGATTCTGTTCGGTCGGTTCCATATATCTTTTTCCGTGGTGGTGGGGGTGTTGTTGTTGCGTATATCGCATCAAACTCGCCGAGTTCAGGAATTTCAGAATCCACGACACCAGACAATTTGTTGGAGTGCTTCCAATACTCGACAATGGCAATTTGAAGATTTTCAAGTTTCATCTGGAAAAGATCTTGATAATCCAAAGACAGATTATCGTCTCCAAACAAGTTTGGTTCATTCAACTGCTCTATACCACGAACAACTGAACGATACAGGGATCGTATCTTATCTTCAATGGGATTTTTGAACCCTTTGCCGTTTATGACCGAGTTTACGAATGCCCTTTGCTCTGGAGTTAAACCTACGCCAGAAAAAGCAATATCAGGTTTTCTGTTTTTCATGGTAGACCTCCTCCGCCAAACCCACCAACAACAGGAAATACTGGTGGAACTTGGCCTCCAAAGTTGGCTATGTCTTCGTTCAGTCCACGCAATTCCTGATCGCTTCCTCCGCCTCCGGCACCAGCAACAGGACCGTTTCCGCTAGGGCTAGACAGGGAAGAATCGCCTCCAATATTTCTTATAGTAAAGTCCAACGAGACATAGTTGTTCAGTATTCCGACACCACCTCTAGTCGTTACTTCTTGATTCTGTGCTATTTGTCTAGCAGTTCCACGGACAATATCATATTTATTGCCAGCAATATAACGAACTTCGCTCCCGTCAATTCTTTGAAAGTGGTTTCCAGAGATATAAGATTTCATGTCCCCATTAAGCAGTTCCAAGTTCATATCACCATCGTCTACACGAACATTGGCGTTCCCCCGCATGATATGGAGGTTCACATTTCCGTATGCCACGATGATGTCCGTATTTCCACCCTTGAAAAAATTCATACGAGGCAAGCCACGATAGCCACCGTGGAAAGTTATTCCAGGATCCAGGCTCACTCCTCTGGGTATGTCTAACTCGTAATTTCCACCAAAGATGTCCCGCTCTCGCTGGGGATCTATAAAGAATTGGGAATCTTCAGGAGTCGAACCATCCGGATAGGTTTCCCCATCCCACCAACCTGGTCCACCAACTTCTGCGGTTCCCAAGAATCCTGGACCGTACACAAACGGATCGTCACCTGTATCACCTTGTGGAGTGAGTGCGGCTGGTCTGCCTTGTAGTTCCGTGTCCCGTGGATAGTAAATGGCTTCGGCATTAATAATTGCCTTGAATCCACGCTCACCAAAAAATATGGAGTTTCCTCCCACTACAGTGTTGTGGTCCCCAAGTATTCGGGTATACTTGTCGTTTATCACTTGCTCTATCTTGGAGCCGTCTTCAATTATCTCTTCGGAAGTTCCCAATCTGTGGGCAATCTTTATCCGCTCTCCGCCATTGGTGTCATCAAACTCCATGATGTGACCAGATTCTGTTTCGTAAACATGGTTGTACGGATATTGCCGTGTAAGGGTTGTCCCTTGGGGCTGTGTAAACACCCAAGGATTCTCTTTGTCTACAATGTAATTGGGATTTCCTTCACGATCCCTTTCAACTGTAATGTATTCTGTTGTTGCTCCGAATATCCGCTCGAAATACTCGTTTCCACGCATGGTAGTTGTAGTTTCAAACCCATAGAATGGATTTCCGGCATTTTCCAAATCTCCTGCCGATGCGAATAACTCGTTCCCAGAAGAAACTCCATCAGGCAGCGGCGGCAGTCCACCATATTTTCCAAAGATGTCGTCTCCGGTTCTGAAACCACCACCAGCACCCAAGTCAAACTTTTTGATGGTGGTTTCATTGATTCCACCACCGTCCAAGGATTGTAAAAGATCTGTTACAGGAACATCATATCCCATTAGGGGTATTTCATAAACAGGACGGAACTTCGGAACAGGCAGCACAGTTCCCAGGGATGCCCGATCAATAATATACTCCTGTAGGATTTTAGATCCATGAGTTGGTCCACAGCCTCCCGCAAGCGCATTCACATCGGTTATTGGTGATATGCTGCCTGTGGGACCACCCCAATAACGAGGATAGATATTTCCGTATTCGGAATTGGCATGGATAATGCCTTTGCCATAGAAATCGTATTCGTACTTGGCAATACCACCGACGCTTTTGATTTCTTCGGTCAAACCAAGGTCTTCTCCAGGATCAAAAGTTTCTCCCACATAGTGTCCCGATCGTGGGGAGAATCTTCCAATCTCTCCACTCGATCCAAGCATTGCGGTGTTGGGTTTGTACAGACCACCAGTGGCAACAGTCAGTCGTGGATCTCCATAGCCAAACGAAGATCCAGGTGGTCCTTCTAGAGGAATACCGAGTATGGAGCCGAAAATCACTGGTTGCTGTGCCAGTTGACCGTCACGGAAAAAACCAATAACCAATGAACCAGGCACAAGCCCTGTGCTGGAATGCCCTATGCCAGAACTGCTGGCACTAGTGACAGGCATGATTGCGAGAGCCCAAGGCAAATCTGTTGTTGGTAGTTGGCCTTTGTCGGGATTGTGCCAACCTATAACACGAACACGAACCCGACCGGCTTTCATCGGATCGTGAACATCTTCCACCATCCCTTGCCACCATACAAATTCGTTTCTAGAAATGTATTCTACTGCACTCATATTTTATCCTTTATCATACCGCTTTACCTTCGGTTTTAGTATCAAACTCCCTATAGCGAACACCGTCTCTGGCAAGAGTTACAACAGATTGATATCCCGATGGAATAATCTTATGAGTTACGGCGATCACTAGGTATTTGCCTCCAATAAAAGTACCGTCACCTGATCTGTATATGGCAGCATTAAGATTAACAGAGTCTCCAACCGTAATGTCTGTATTTCCTGGAACAGTAATCTGAACAGTGAATAGGTTTATCTGTTGCATCTGTGATCTTCGGAGAAAAGAATATTCTCCCTCATGGGTGTCGTACAATTTCCATCCTGTGATTCTAGACGAATTATTAGGATCTTTTACAGGATCAGAATATAGAGCACCATTAGTAAAACACACACGATTTCTTCCCAAGGGGTAATGAAATATTTCGTTATCTTTTGAAAGAAGTGGTTTGATGCTCTTTTCGGCATGGGCTGTTTTGTCGAAGTAGTCTAAATAACGCTGGCCCTCTGCCGGTTTAACATCAAGGTACTTAGTTGTATTTTTATCCGGATTGATATACGGCGTATACTTTTTATATAAAAGATCAAACTCTGAAAAGTATTCACCATACACCCCATCAATAGTGTCTACGATTTTATCACCGGTGTTTTGAGGTTCTACTCGTATGGTGTTGTTGAAATGTTTCAAAAAATCAAGATAAGATTCTGTTAGCGTTTGTGATGAAATATAGGTGTGTGTTCGTCTTACTGCTCCCTCAGTGCTAAAGTCTGGATTTTTGAATATCTCTTCTAAACAGGTGTACCAAAATCCGTCCCTATTTTCATAAAATATGTAATTACAAGCAAACGAGTTCTTTTCGTTTATAGAAACAGATGCCATATGATTTATTGCTTCCACGGGATTTACATATGGAAAAGAAAATTTCATATCATACTTTGTTTTAGAATCTTCGATATTTCCAAGATATAACTTTTTCTTAAGTTTTTCTGTTTTTGATAGTAAAAATTCACTGTAAATTTCTCTAACCATGTCTTCTGTTTTTCCAGAATATGATTTGGAAAAAGCCCTAAGAGAATTGGCAAAAAATTCCACGGAGATTCCATGTATAACATATTGAGCACCCATGATTTTGTCTAGGGGGATAATCGGATTGACTTTGTACAAATAAAAGTAATGTGTTCTTGGTGATTTTCCTGGAGTTCTGAATTTGATTGTAATCATTTCTTCGGTGCGTATACGATCCAAAAATCCACCATCTTGATCTAATATTGCTATTTCGCATGTCATAAAATTTCTAAAAATATCTTCATATACATTAATAGCATTCCACCGCATTATATCCTTCGAGTCATCGTGTAAAACGATAACTTCTTTGTCGTCTGATTTAGTGCTCGATATACCAACGAAATCTACAATATAGTCTAGTGGTTTGCTGTATGGTCTAGACATTATCTTTGAACTCCATCAAGTATTTCTTCCACTGCGGTCACTAAACCTTCTAGCAGATTTGGATTGTTGGAAGGAACGATCATGTTTCTATTGCTTTCAATATTTCTGTATTCCTGTTCCTGATTGGAAACGGCTTTGATATACGGAGATATGGCAGGAGGAATACCAATTGTGTTGTGTAGACACACAAGGCTGTTGAAATAAGAGCCAGTCGATCCACCGCAAATACCAGGATTACCTATTGGCGTCAATACCACTCCGCCACTAACAGGATACACCGCAGACAGGGGATCAATAATAGATCCTTTCTTCAGCGGAGTTCCATTGAAAGTATCTTGTATTGCCTCGAAATGGTGAACGGCATCCTTCTCTTGGATCTTTTTAGTCACACGGAACAGGGCAGTTTTGCTTTCATTTCCTATAACTCCACCCACAGGAAACGATCCCCGTGTTTGGTCCAATTTTACGGTCATTAGGCGTGGATTCCATTCTCTTACCACCGCAGCCGTTTCTGTATCCACCTCTTGATTGGGATTGGCGGGGAACCAAGAGAATACCGTTTCTCCCTCTTCCAAACCGTAACCAAAGATGGGGTAGATGTCACGCCCCTCTTGTAGTCCGCTATTGCCTGCTGCTGCCACGGCCATGTCTGCCACGGCATTCCCTAGACCAGTCAACAGTTTGGTTCGGGTTGCCGCCGCCGTCCACCCAGGAGTTCCCGAGTCTCCAGGAGTTATTCCAGCAAAGTAGTCAACCGTATATATGGGACGAACTCGGACTTGTATGGAATTCCCAGCATCAGTTCCTGTGAGCGCTTGTGCCGCATAAAAATCAGCAGCAGACCATATGGCAACTCCGTTACACCCTGCTTCTGTTAACGGAAGAATCTGATCTTGTACCATTTGGGTGAACGGAATCTTTTTATTTTCTAGAGTTACTCCACTTGGCCCCCCACCAGGCGCAAAGAACGGTGAAACGGCTGGCAGTATGGGGCGATGCCCCAACCCATTTCTGCTTAGAAATTCTTTCACTACCCCTACACGGGCAATTCGATACTCTCGCTCGTTCACATTGTGTTGAGCAGCATCCCCCACAGACATAGCGGGATGGCTCTGGTCGAATACATCATATACAGAAGGTGAATACCAATCCATTACCCGTAAAACTGGACTAAAACCAAGAATCTGTTTTTCGATTTCTGTTTTTCGTGCCGATTCGCTGGCAAAAGCCCATAGATTTCCAGCACCTGGATAATAGGACAGACCAGGAAATCCATAGTATGTCCAACGGACCCGTGGGAATGCGGATTTTACCGCCTCCATTGTGCTTACAAGACTGTTTACGCATGTAGCATATCCACCAGTTGACGGTCCTGCTTCCAATACAGATTGGAACGGAATTTCAAAATCCAACATTCCCCATCCACTAGGATTGCTGCCGTACTTACCCTGTATCAAACTTACCACATTGCTCGGGTCAATAACTCCTGAAAGAAGTTGTCCCCCAAATTCGTTTTGCGAAACATAGATGTACGGTTCCGCACGGATACTTTCTAGTTTAGATTTAATTTCAGGAACATTGAAAGTTGGTGTTACTGGTGCCCAATCGTATATGACTGCCGGTGGCAAAATAGGATCTAATACATGAACGGTGTCGCCGTAAACAGCATCCATATATTCTTCTTGTACCGCAGAACTAACAGGCAACCCACCACCAAACACCCCCTTGGCAGGATTTATGAACATTATGATAGAATGGTAATCCGCTCTTTTGTATAGTTTAGCAGAAATAACATCCAAGGCGTCTCCGTCTTCAGCCCTATACTGCATAAGGTATTCATTCATCTTTGCATATCTTTGGTCCACAAAAAATCTGTGGAGAATATCCCTTCCCCGTTTAGTTTGGGTTTGGGATATAGGGTAATCTATTACTGGTAGTTTTGAGAAGTATTGGAATGCCATTGAATTTCCTGATTAGGTCGGAGAACCAACGAGTTCATCGCCACTTTTGGTGATGAGTTTGGTTTCTGCTAGTTCTAATTGAAGCCCTATTTGTGTGGGTATTCCTGTGCTAAAAGTCATAACTTGCTCTCCTTCCGAGAGTGTTGTATTGACTTGCTTAATAACCATATTTTCATTTTTTTCCATAGTGGAATTAAAATTATGAAAAGACATAGACACAGAAGAAGGAACGCCGTAAATTTTTGTTCCAAGCAACGAAGGATAAGAGGCAAATCGGAACTTTTGAATTATCGCTATCATTGCTTGGGCATCGCCAAGATTTTTTGGTTCAAACTTGTAGTTGAATGTAAACTCACGGGGCTTTGGTTCTTTATAGTTGAAAAACTTGGGATCTCGAACCGCAGCACCTGCTTCAGCAGCACCAAATGCGTCTGCCCCTTCCAAATTTCCCTTAAATCCTCTTTGGAAAAATCCGTAGGCGGCGTCTACTATACCGCCAAGAGCGTTGCCTCCAACCCCACCATTCCCCATTCCTAAATTAAGAATACCTTGAAACACTTGAGTAGCCGCTCCACCCTTTTTAAACTCGTAGTCATGGGAGTCTTGTATTTGAAATGCTGGAGGCATAAATAAGGTAATACTGTCTCCATTTGTTGAAGCACTGACTGGTCCAGTAAGAGGCCCATCCAAGAAAGTGAATATCACATACGGGACTCCTCTTGCGCTGTTTATGGAATTAGGATAGGTAAGGGATGCCATGTTCTCCTCTCGTTTCAGAACTATTTATGTCGTACAAAGGTAAGTATCAACCACAAAACCCCAACAAGTATGTGGGAAACATCGGAAACATACAGTATCGGTCCCTGTGGGAGCGCCGATTCATGGTGTATTGCGACACCAATACTAGCATAACTAAATGGGGATCAGAAGTAATAAAGATACCGTATCTATCTCCACTGGACGACCGTGTTCACCAATACCTGGTAGACTTTGTAATCGAGAGTACGGGGAAAGACGGCGGACGCAAGGTGTCCCTTGTGGAGATCAAACCCAAAAAGCAGTGTAAAGAACCCAAACAGCCAGAGAAACCCACGAAAAAGCAAAAATCAAACTACATATACGAAGCCAAGACCTGGATGGTGAATCAACAGAAGTGGGAAGCGGCTAAACGGTTCGCAGAAGAAAGGGGATGGGAGTTTGTCGTTCTGACCGAAGACGACATATTCTAATAAAATGCCTAGAGATCAAAAAAAACCACAAGTAGTTGACCTTCGGACAAGTCGAAACATCCTTAAGGGGATGGGACAAGCCCTGATGGAGCAGGCAAAACTGTCTGGCTCAGATCCTGGGGCCGCAAGTTGGTTTTTAAACAAGATTGAAGAGGGTGGTATTGTTCTGCCCCCAAACAATCAGATCAAGAAAAGCATCCTTAACTCTAGACAACGGCAGTCTTCAAAAAAGTATTTGATGATGGAAGGGAGAATGTTCGTCTTTTCTTATCTTCCTAAAGGGTATGAAACGCTGAAATACTGGGACGCAACACCCATTGTGATTTCTTTGGGCTTTCACGAAAACCTGTTGCTAGGGATAAACCTTCACTTCCTGCCGCCAGATATACGGGCAGAAATAGTAGACAGAATGCTAGGCTTGGCAAATGGAGCAAAGGGACTCAAAGTTCCAGCCAAAGGACAGGGGATGTTTCGGATAACATACGAAGACCTGAAAACAATGAAATATGTGGCTGGACTGAGTTGTTTGCGGGCTTATGATATAAGTAGAATAATAGGAAGGGTGGTAATCATACCATCCAATGAATGGGCAAATGCGGTATCTCTTCCTTTCACTGATTTCCATGTTGCCGGTGGAGGAAAAGCAAACAAGGAAAAGGTTTGGATAGAAACCAAAATGAAGATTCGTGAACTCATGGGCAGACTGTAAAGGAAATTAAGATGTCGAGCATATCCAGCACACCCCTAGTAAACATACTCTCTAAATTGAGAACCGCAGAGAAGGACTATGTTCTTAACTCTGATTTCAGTGTTACTTGGACCGGCCTCCATGTGGGAGACTTGAACAACTACAACGATTACATTGAAACAGTAAACATTCCTGAACGAACCATACAAACTTCAGACTCCAGAATAGCAAACTCTCTTACAGCCAAATTAGGAACAGACATTACCGTGGGAGACATGGAAATGTCTTGGCGTTTGACTGGAGATTTTGGAGTGCTGTATAGCATAGAGGCGTGGATGAAAGCCGTAAAAGCGATAGGGGTGTTGGGCGGCGGAGAAGTCTACTATACTAGTGGTTATTTTAAAGAGTATTGTATCGACAACTCCTGTCGAATATCAAACAGAGCAGGGCAAGAACTTGTTACCATTCAAGGTCTATATCCAACTTCACTTCAGAGCATTTCGTTCTCTTCCGAGGGTGGAGAATACCTAAAGGCCACAGCAACCTTTTCTTGCTATCTGCTAAATACCATGCGTCACGATGTCGGTCAAGAACAATAAAATTAATGTGCCATGAAATCATTAAAATAAGGAGAATATAATGGCGTTACCAACAATTAGTGTACCAAAATATGAAACAACCCTGCCCTCCACGGGCAAAAAAGTAACTTTCCGTCCATTCTTGGTGAAGGAAGAAAAGATACTCCTTCTCGCTATGGAAACGGGAGACACAAAAGCACAAAACAAGGCAATCAAACAGATACTATCAAATTGCATAGACGATGATATCTCTGTAGATTCAATGCCTGTATTTGATGTGGAACACATTTTCATACAGATACGGGGGAAGTCTGTGGGAGAGGTGCTAGAACCAGTAGTTGTATGCCCAGGTTGTTCTCTTTCCGGAAAGATAAAAATAGATCTTTCCGGAATACAAGTAAACATGAACACAAACTATAGCAGCCCTTATAAAATAATGATAACCGATACTCTTGGTTTAACTATGGTGTATCCAACAATTCAAATAGCAGAAGCGGCTACTGCGGCACTAGGAAATAAAAAAACAGATACAGAAACAGTGTTTTCTATCTTGGCAAAGTGTATCGACATGATCTTTGATGGAGAAAAAACCTACGACCCGAAAACCTACTCCGCAAAAGAAATAAATGAATTTATGGAAAGCATCACCAGTGAACCATTTACCAAAATGGTGGAATTCATAACAAATATTCCCCGTGTGGAAAAGAGAGTTCATTTCAAGTGCCCAAAATGCTCCTATGAGCAAGACATCGTTCTGCGGGGCATTCAAGATTTTTTCGGTTCTGTCTCTCCCACAATAGCCTGACTAATTATTATAATCTGAACTTTCAGATGATGCAGCATCATAAATACAGTTTAACTGAAATTGAAAATATGATACCTTGGGAGAGAGACATATACGTGACCCTTCTTAGAAATTATGTGGAGGAAGAAAACAAACGGATAGAAGCAGAAAACGCCAAAATGAAGGCGGCTTCGTCTAGAAGCAGAAAGAGATAGTAAAATGGCAAGACCAATAGACTCTAAAGTAGCCGCAGCACTAGAAGCACTGTCTTCTGCCGCTCTCAACATAGAGATGCCAGAAGATCGCAAAAGGCAAATGGCTAAATTTGGTGGTCTATTTGGTCGTTATTCCACGCAAATGATGGAAGCGGCAGAGATGTCTATTTCTGCCATCGCTGATCTAGGACATACTCTTGATGCCGATAGATTAGAAAAAGTATTAATGTCTTCAATGAGTCTTTCTGAAAAATTAGCATATCGAGCAAGAAAAGCAATTAACGAAGATCTTGATGCTTTTTTCGGATCTTCGAAGAATATAAAAGACTTAGAGGCGGCTAAACAAAAATTACAAGAAATGGAAAAAAAGTTCCCAGAAGAACTAGCAAAAATTAGAAAAGTAGAAAACGAAGAACGAAAAAAAGCATTAGAAGAACGACTTAATGCAGAACTCGACGGTCAGAAACGCATTGTGGAAAAAATTCAATCAAGATTCACCCTTGAAGATGTTATGACTAAGAGAATGGGTGCTGCTGTGGCTGCTCTTCGTGAAGCAAACACAGAAACAGAACAAGATTTTGCTAGGGCAAGAATGAAGGGTGTGATTGAAGGACAAAGGCTTGTTCTACAGTCAAGAGAAGAATTGCTAGTAAGACTAGAATCCAGATACGCTAAATTAAAAGAAAAAGAGGGCGAACTCACCTCCGAAGAAGAGAAGAGATTGGTAAGACTTGGAGCAGAAATACGCTTCTTGCGAGAACAAAATGAGATCTCTAGAGGAACGATTAAAAAAAGCGAGGAGATAGAGGGTAAAACAGAAACCGGAGGCTATCTTAAAAATCTGTTTGCTCGTTCTTTCACTGGTGGTTTACATGGATTCCTTTTTGAAGGAAAAGGACCAGACGAAATGTTGTCCCAAATGGGTCGTGATCTTTTCGGAGCAGTAACAGGCAAATTGGGACTCAGTAAAACTGGTGCTTTTGGTGCGTCTAGTGAAGAAGCCCGATTAGAAAAAACACAAAAAGCAGAAGCAATTATGACCGCCGCCGCTGGCCGTGGAGCGCTTTCTACTCTTAATGAAGACGATATGAAAAAGTTAGAGGAGTATAGGCGACAGGAAGCAGAAGATCTTGGACTAGAAGATCTTGTCAGAGAAGGAATAGAAGCAAATAAAAAACTAGAAGCAGAAAGACTAGAGAGACTGGAGGGCAAAGAGGAACTTGTTCCTACCGCAGAAGCAGAAAGACTAGAGAGACTGGAGGGCAAAGAGGAACTTGTTCCTACCACAGAAGCAGAAAGACTGGAGGGCAAAGAGGAACTTGTTCCTACCACAGAAGCAGAAAGACTGGAGGGCAAAGAGGAACTTGTTCCTACCACAGAAGCAGAAAGAGCAGATGTGGCAGATTCGATCACAACTACGGCGGAAGATATAAGCACCCTAACCAAAGAAGCGACCACTCCAGGATCGCTTTATACCCATGATATTCATTTAGAAAAGATTATCAAAAACATCTACGACTTTTTAACTAAAGAAAGAATTGGCACATCTGATGAAGAATCTGGTGAAGAATCTGGTGAAGAATCTGAAGCCGGGATTTTGGAAAAGGGAATGGAACTACTTGGTGGAGGTGAAGGTGAAGAAGTTACTCCTGTTGCTCCAACATCTAGCGGAGGTGGTGGGGCTTTCTCTGGAATTACAAATTTCTTGGGAGCCATTGCCGATGGAGTGAAGAAGTTTGGAAACAGGGATGTAGCCAAAGGTGCCCTTGGTATGGCACTTGTTGGAGCATCAGTAATACCGTTCGCTTTAGGCATGAAACAACTTATGGAAGTTCCTTGGGAAAATATCTTGCTAGCGACTGGTGCTATCATTGCTCTGTCATATACGGCTGTGGCAATGGGCAAAATGTATGGAGATGTATTAAAGGGAGCATTAACCATGCTTGCCGTTACTGGAGCATTTGCCATATTTGCCGCAAGCCTAACTCTTATTACAGCCGTAGATCCTGCGGTAATTTGGAGTGCGGTTGGTGCGTTAGTGGCAATATCTGCTCTTGCGTTGGGAATAGGTATATTGGCAACTGGAAGTGGTGGAATTGGTGCTGCGGCAATCGCAATAGGAGCGGGATTGCTCGCCCTTATAGGAGCATCGTTCATACCATTCGCATACGGATTGAGTCTACTTAAAGGTATAGATCCTAATCTCTTAACAGGCATTGGAATGGGTTTGCTTGCTCTTGCTCCTGGACTAGCAATAATGGCGATACTTTCTCCCCTTCTAATTTTAGCAGGTTTAGGGCTTGCTGCCGTTGGATTGGGTATGTTGCCTTTGGCGTTTAGCCTATCCCTTATAGACACAGAAAAACTTATGGCTCTATCGGCCACTATGAATGGATTGGCATCTAGTGCTGGTAATCTTTTCGGTGCTGCTGCCGCTATAGTCGCACTCGCCGCAGCAGTAGGAGTGTTTAGTGCTGCGATGGCCGTGGGAGGAGTTGGAGAAGCGGCGGGCGGGCTCGTGGCTTCAGGATTAAACTGGGCGACTTCCAAAATTTCTGGTGAAGAAAAGAAAAGTGTATTCGATCAAATTATGGCATTTGCCTCGGTTAGTGGAGATCTGATGGTTGCGGCGAACGCACTGAATATGATTGCTTCGGCTATTGAACGGTTAGGAACCGCATTGGCAAGTTTTTCAGATTCATCAAGTGCTATGGCTACGATAGATAAATTGATAAATCTTGATGCGACTCAAATGAAAAATTTACAAGACGTTTCCATGGCAATGGAAAAGGTAATGAGTTCTAATGAAAAACTCAAAGGCGAAGCAGAATCTGCTAGAATGGGTCAGGCTGTGGGTGCTGGTGCTAATGCTGCCATGATGATGAATAACAATACCAATATAGGATCTTCTACGATGATGTTACCACAGAGCGGAAGAATGACCGATCCTTCTATTTTGTTCTCGTCGGCTAGATATTACTCTATGGTATATCGATAAATCGGAGAGACAAGATTTGAACTTGCAACCTCTTGCACCCAAAGCAAGCGCACTACCAAGTTGTGCTACTCTCCGTCACTCAACTCAGTCAATACGAATCCAAGCGGGATCAAACCCCCTGCGGATGTAAGCAGCCTTCGCAAAGTTCCACTCTTCTTTTTCAAAGATCTGAAACTCCTCACGCATTGATTTAGCAAACCCTTCAGCCTTGTGCTGATCCTCAAAATAATCCAGTTCACCGGCACGGTTCTTTGCTCCCCAAAGACCGCCTTCGGTTTTCCAAACAGAACCAGGCTTCTTAACCTTGCTTTCGGCCTCTCTTGTCTTTTCGTCTGGTCCTGCCTTGGGATTGAAAACAAACTTTTTGCCTCTGTGGGAACCTTTTCGGAGCATTGAAAAGTAATCCTTTACCCTTTCCTTGGTCAAATCAATATTCTCTTTCCCTTCCTTGGCCTTGAATCGGCTAAGGATCTTGCCGACACCCGCATTTTCATTAGTGCCGATGTAGACAAACTCCTTCTCGTCCTTGTGCATTACCGAGTACTGTCCGTAGTGCTTGCCGAGAGCCAGTATCTGTTCCCGTGAAATCTTTGGAATGAAAAGGCTGGACTCTTCCGAGGTAATCCCACCTTCGGTCCAACCTCCCTTCATCTCGATGAAACCCAGACCCATTTCACGGACCTTTTTCTTCAGTTCCGTATACCGCTGGTTGTTTTCAGCATCAGGGAGTTCTGAGCGGGAAGCAGATACGATCCCAAAGGTTTTCTTGGGATCTTCCACATACTGAAAGATACGAGACAGTTTAGCCTCTACAAGCGGTTCTGGAACCAGATTCTTTTCTTCCAAACGCTTCTTCAGAAAGCCGCCACCAAGCATTGCGTGAAAAGGGTCGTATCCCATATGTGTGTCTCCTTATCCTTTACAATTTATGTATGAATGCCGAAGGTGGGAGTCGAACCCACACGCCTTGCGGCAGCGGATTTTGAATCCGCCGTGTCTGCCATTCCATCCACTTCGGCTTATTCTCCCACCTTGGAACAGTAATCGTACATTACTATTCCACTTGCTGTTCCTACATTCAGGCTTCGCACAGAACCGTACTGCTTAATATACAGACAGTCGTGGGCCAAGTCAAGAACTTCCTGTGGGATTCCCACCTGTTCCTGACCAAACACCAGATAGTAATGGGTGTTCCGGTCCCACCTCATGGTATCAATAGGTCTGGCACCAGCCACATTGTCTATACACACGATCTGTGAGTCCTGAGATCCAGTAACGGCATCCCGCAGAGAATCAAATGTAGGAAAGTGCCGAAACCGTGTGTAGTTGTGGGTGCCCACAGTGCCACGCCGGTCGTACTGCTTTTTGCCGTACACCCATACTTCCCGAGCAAGAAACGCATTGGCATTTCGTATGGTAGTGGCAATATTAAAATCATTACCCACATTACAGCACACAACCGTGAAGTTTTTCCTGCGGGTGTCAAGATCCGCAAGAATGGCTTCGTGCTTCCAGTAGTGGTAATGGTCTATAATGTTACGGGTTTCAACCGACCCAGGCGACGTCTTTTCCGTGCTTGTGGAATCGGGCTTTGGTTGGCTTATGGCCGGGGACGAGTTTTTCATTTATTGTCCGCTGTTTGGCTATGATTTCTGCGAACTCTTGTGCTTTGAAAATACCGTGATCGTATCCGAGTGTGTATCCCTGTTCTTGCCCTTTTTTCTTTCCGTGTTTATAGAGAAGAACAGATGATATGACTCCCGCCCCTAGTAGTGCTAGTTCCATTTTTTCCTCCGTGTTTTCCTGTGTTAGAGCAGGTATGTAGACACGGTTGTGTTAAGGTCGTGTTAGTTCTGATTGAATACTCCCACGGGGACTCGAACCCCGACTCACCGCCTTGAAAGGGCGGGGATTTAGCCAGTTAATCTATGGGAGCAAGTGACCCACCACATTGTGATGGGCCAAGTATCACTGGGCGACAGCCGTGGTGATGAAGTTCCAAACGTGGACGACGGCATTCTTAACAAATGCTACACCGCTCCAGGCGAATGGAAGAACTGCGAGGGTGACGAGCAGGCTACGGGAAACTCCAACCTTCCCGAGCGCTCTGGTGAGGAAGTCCCCACCGCACCAAGCACTAGTTCCACAAACCGTCTCATTAGCGTTCTTACTCATTGTTTTTCTCCTTTCGTAAAACGCTTACTTGCTACGCTTGCCTGAATCGCAAGCCTCCCGACACTCATTGGTGAGTTCGGTGATTTCGTCAATCCGCCTGTGCACGGCTTCAGTCTCCTGTTCGTGCATACGGCAGATGTTTGATGATTGATCTTCCATTTGGCGATAAGCCTCGTCAAAGCGGTCGCTGGTGTTCCGCATGTAGTCATTGAACTCGGACTGGGGAACCATTTCCGCTAGCCGCTTCGCAAGACGGTCTTCCACTTCAAAAATCCGGTCGTGGATTGCGTTGTCTTGCCGTTCAATCTTTTCGTGTAGGCTGTCTACTTCCGACCACACCTTACTGAAACGCTCGTTCTCGTCACTGCGGAGAATCGACCCGTTCAGAATACGGGAAACCGCAAAGAACGAACCCGCACACACCGCTGCCGCAGCAACAGTCAAGGAGTGATTGCCTTCAGCATACCCGTACAGGGCAACACCGCCCGCAAGCACACCCACCACATTGAGCAAATCCTGATGAAAACTTGAACTCTTCACAAACATTAGGCACTCTCCTTTGTTAAAATTGTTAAAATTGAACCCATCACATTCAGTACGCCGTCTAGGAATCGAACCTAGTCTTACTCGATTATAAGTCGGGCTGAGATAACCAAGACCTCCCACGGCGCATCACACTCCACAGAGTATACCACTCACTCCACCCCGGTCAAGTCCTCAGAAAACAAAACTTTGGACTTTTTGTTGTTCACATGACCATTGCTATTCTTAATAAAGTAATTGCTCTTCTGCCGGTCCTCGTCGTGACCAAGCCGATAGTTTATAGACTGAACACCCATCTCCCGCATTTTTTCCTTATCGCTCAACATTCGCACAATCTCCTCAGCCCGTTCCAGAGCCTCGGCTTCGGTGAACGGTAGGAGAATGTCCATATGTAGCCTGTATCCACTCATGCCGTCTCTCCACCCTTGGTGGTTTGGGAATCCAAATAATCACAATAATGGGCAAATTGAACTAGGGCTTCGTCAATTGTGGGGTATTCGTTACTTAGATTTGTATCAGTCTCGTCCCAAAACGCCCAGCCACCAGTTTCGTGGTTGTACTGTAGTGGCGATCCCCGCACACCACCCGTTTCCGACTGGACAAGTACAGTTTCCAGAATGGCCTTCGCACAATCACCAGAACTGGTTTCAGTTTCTGCCATGTCCGAATTAGCAAGATCCGAGTACAACTGCTGGATCATCGCCCGCATCTTGGTGAACTCTTCTTCAGTTTTCTCCCGCTGGGATCGCAGAAGAATCAGTTCCTTTTTCATCTCATCAATTTCTGCTTCAGTCATACTTTTACTCCGGTCCATGCTTCACAGAGGGTTCGGTAACGCAGGAGTGCGAGGTCTTTGGCTTTGGCCTCAATCATAACATCGTACTCCCGATCACCGAGATCTGGAATAGGGTACTGTATGTAGTCCGAGTGGGCTTGGGGTCGGGAATTAGGTTTAGATTCCGAATAATGTATTTTTGGTATTTCTAAGAATCCATCCCATGTTTCAAAAGCGAGACTGGCTGCTTCGGTCACAGGTTCCCGATTACAGAATCGGTGGTGATGGATGTCCAGTACTAGTTTTACTCCACACCCTTTCCAAATATACGAATGGAGATCGCTCAGGGACCACATGGACTCCTTGTCGTCGTTTTCCAATGTTATACGGTTCTGTAGAGTTTGGGGCAAACTGGAGAAATTACGGCAGAACCGTTGGGCGGTTCCCGACTTATCCCCATATGTTCCACCCACATGAATATTAATTGCGAACTCGGGACCGTATCCCAAAAGGTCCGCAATAAGGGAGTGCATCTCCAAACATAAGATACTTTTGCTCACCGTTTGGGGATCAGGAGAGGCAATACAGGTATAGGGACCAGGATGGCATGAGAGCCGCATCCCGTGCGCCCGCCCGTACGCCCCCGCACGTGCGAGGGCGGCTGTAACGGCATCCCTGTGGGTCTGGGAGAGATCCTCAAGCCCGTACCGCAGATCAGGATGGTCCATGAAAGGAAACATTCCGCTGCCAATTCGGAAGAATCGGATTCCATTCTTTTGATTCCATTCCAGGATTGGCAAAAGGTCGGCAGAGTTCTGTACGGCCAGATCCCCCACCCGTTCAAGGGAAAATCCACTTTGGCGAAGGGTTCGATCGGTAAGAATCCGATCTTTCTTTTTACGACCCTCGGCCAAAGATAGATTTTGGCAAGCATATCCCAAATGTCGAATCATCGGCTCCTACAATTCACACGAATAGCCCTACGCAGGCTTTCTTTGTTTTCTGGTGCCACCACCACCAACTCTGGTGCTGTTTTGTGATACCAATCCATGAATCCTACACGCTTTTCCTCCCGAGAGCAAGCCACACAGGTAGTGGCACGGGGAAGAGCCTCAAGCCTAATCTGAGGAATAGGCTTGCCGCAAGTATCGCAATCACGCATATCGAATCCTATCAAATGTTTGCTTGAGAATACGGCATTCAATTCTTTTGGAACCGTCCATATGGGCACGACGCTGTTGCTGAATACGCTTGCCGTGTCCGAAAGGGCGGTTGATGGTCTGCCGGTGCTGGGCAACGGCAACGCCTTCCCGTTCGGCGGCAAGGTCAATGGGGTCTAGATGTCGTTTGGACATAGTGAAGAGTATACCCGTACTTGCCCCCGAGTCAAGGGCGTCTGACAAGTTTCAGCAAAGGTATTTTTGGCCTACTGGATTTCCACCAGATATTTGCTGAAACGCAACCGAATGATGGGGAACATCTTCAGGATTTCGTTCTGCTCTTTTCTTGGCTATTTCCATTTCCCGTGCCGTAAGTAGCAGGGGTGTAAAATATCCATCGTCGGATAGATGTCCGGCAAACCAGTAGTTTTCGTTTTCTTGTGGCTTTTTTTGTTTGTTTGGAATCATGGGGTTCCTACAGCAAGCGTTTCTATTTCATAGGTCTTGTATGCGAAATTACAATTGACCATGATGGGATCAATTTCCGTGGTCATGGAGTTGAACTCGAAAGACATCATGCTTACAGGATAGCACTGGTGAAATGTAAACTTCTTTTTGGGTTTCTTCGCATTGGTGTATGTGAGTACAATGATATCTGAATACAGTTCGGTATTAGGATTGATATACCCGTTGTTTGTGCTCGTAAGAACAATGGAGTTCATCCAATTGTATACTTCTTGCCAGTTTTCCATGTCTTCGTCAACCGCAAAGTTCACCACAATCTGATCTGTAAGATCCAGTGAAGACGGAGCACTCACACGGGGAAATCCCTTGTACTGTATGTCCATAGAGTTTATGGTGAGCGAAGGAATGCTCACGGTCTGGATATAGTCCGTGAGGGTAGGCATTCGTGGTATGATTACACGGAATGCTGTAGGGCTTAGGTAGTTGGGACTGCTCATCTTGTTCTCCTCCGTCTGAGTATTGCCTGTTCGTATCCGCTAAAGAAAGCAAAAGTTGGTTTTATAGCAGTTATGGGATTGTATCCTCTTATTATTGGATTATCACCGATTGTAGGAGTGGGTGGAGCCCATCCACAAATACCAGCACCGTCGCTGTGTAGTGCTCCACTGTCTGTCCCTCCACACACACCAACCCCTGTACCGTCCCCAGCATCACCACCGCTTTCCTGTTCTCCCGCATCTGTAAAGTCGTCAGGAGTAGGCAATTGGGGGGGTGGATCATCATTGAATGATAGAGCGGGCAAATACACACCGTTCAGCCAGTACTTAACACCGGGGAGTTTGGCCCAACCGCTGGCTCCAAACTCCAAGGCAACAGCAGTCGCCCCACTACTCAAAAGATCACTAAATGGACGGAATCTGTCAGGATCGCCAGAAGAAAGAGCAGGATTCCCTTCTCCCAGCCACCACCCCAAAACTGGTCTTTCCCAATTGTAAAGAGAAGCCATACTTTTGGTGCTGTACTCGTAAAAAGCATACGGCATTTTTCTGGTGATTTGCTCTAAGAACTCATGGGCAAAAGTGGAATTTTCGTCCAGGTCCACAGGCTGTCCACCATTCAATTTGTTTTTGGCAAACCGTATCCAAGAATACAGAGTAAGAAGAATAGGATAGCAGATCCCTCCGTATATCGTAGTGGGATTAGGATTGGCTTCCACAAATGCCGCAAGCGCTCCATTAACTTTCCAGTTCACTGAAATCATGTAGATGATATCTCCCACATTTTCTTCAGTGAAAGCCATCATTTCAAAAGTCGCTTCGCTGCTCGGGGTTCCTCCAACCCAATCACGGTCCAAGTACAGAGTGTATTTTCCACCAGTCCCAGGATCGCTGCTGCGGAAATCCCCATCGCACTTTAGTATTCGGTAATTGGTAGTTGTGCTGGTATTGCTGCCTGGATCTGACTTGACACGAATATAGCAGAATCGAATAGTGGGAGACTTGCCATCGTGTGAAGCCGGCCACCCTGTTGGGAACGGGTTTTCAGACCACTGAAGTTTACCGACAATCCCACGCCATCGCTGTGATGCGTTTGAGTCGGCATTGTAGATACGGATGGCTTCATCTACCGAAGAAGTGCTCACGGTTAGGGGTTTGGCATTCGTCGTGGTAAAAGTTCTGTTTCTTGCTCTGCCCAAATTTTTATAATACAACACTCGGGATTGCGGATCGCCTCCCACTTTAAAGTAGCAAACAGACTCTAGAGAGGTCATTAGTGCCGCTCTCCGTTTTCTGCCCACTTCAGTGTCTATGTGTCCATAGACCTCGTTGAACCAGTTCTCTTTGGTAATGACCAAACCATCGGTTCCGCCTTCTGCCACAGACCTGTATCCACGAAGGGTTTTTGTTTCTGTTCCTATGGAAGTGTTCAACCAAGCAGCACCTCTAGCCGTCAGAGGTCTTCCCGCATTTGTAGGATTGCCTGGAGCATAACTTCCGTACAACATTGTGGTTTCGGGTGCCCGCATGTCCTCCACCCCCAAAAACCAACCAGCAATAATAGACCAGGGCCGAGCCACACACGGACGCTGGCCCGCACCGCTTTGGGTTCCGCTGAAACTCTTGATAGAGCCAAACGCATCAATACCCCACTGAACAATGGAGCGCAGTGCTTTTAGTCGATCGGCGTCAGACAGAAATACAGCAGATCTATCGGCATATATGGCGGTCAACCGAACAAGAAGAGCAGTAATGAAATATGCTCCATACGCATCGGATGGTGAACTATTGCTACTGTTACAGTGTGCTTCTCCGTATGCCGGATACAGGGGCAAGACTTGTGAATAGGTTATTCCCCCACCAAACGGAAACCCGTAGCAGAAATTTATGAACTGGCCTCCAAGATTACGGAACACACCACGACCCCAGGTGCCAGCAGCAAGAGTTGGCCTAATATCCGCCATATCTGAACTATCGCCTCTGTTTGGGACTCTTGGGGTTATGGCCGAAAGAAGATGTAGCGGTCTGTTGGCTCGGTCTTCTTGAGGCCACAAAACAGGAGGTCGGAAGTAATTCTGACCACCACCAGCAGGGTGCGCCGCTAAAACAAACAACACACCAAATCCTAAAACACAACTTCGGCTAAGGTGTTTCTGATACGGGTATCCTGTGGAATCGTTCATAGAATACTTGCGTGGATTGTTGGGATCATAATTTGATTTTGCTACCATTACCACATCATGGGCAGCAAGCCCTATCCCTGTAGTTTCTAACTGGTTTTTGGTTGTCAGAAATCCTTCAAGATTGAATCCACCACCAGTTCCGTATGCCGTGGGATCGTCGGTGGTTTTAGGAGATCGAGGGTGCTTAATTGGGGTCCACCCATTACTAAAAACACCAAAGTATCTGTTGTCGAACTGTTGTCCGTTGCCCTCTCTGCCTGTGGAATCTGAATCCACATCATTCACTGCTCTGGGATTTTTTACCAACCCGTTTAGGTACAGGTTTCCGTAATACTTCGTCCCGTTGCTAAAGGTATTAAGTTCATGGTTGGCAATCCTACACGGTTTTTCTGAAGTAAGACCTGCTCCCAGTTGGCTCACAATGTCCACATCTGTGACTTTTAGACCTTCGGCGGCAACCACATACGGAGTTCCATCCCAGAAAGTTCCTGATTCTATAGCCGCATCTCCCGAAGAACTCAGGCTCCAAGAGAATGTAATACCGTCCATTACCTGTGTTATGATTGCTGTGCTCATTTGTCCTCGTTCTCGTTCGGTGGTGGATTCCTCTTATTTATAGACCCAAAGAAATAAGGGGGTCCGAAGACCCCCTCTTTCTTATAATCAAGATTCGTTTTATTCTTGTAATTCGTCTAGTTCGTCCCATTCCCCCTGAAGAATAGCAAGATCGCTGGCTCCCACGATTCCGTCATTATCAAGATCGTAGGTTGGGTCATTGGTTCCCCATTTTGCCAAGAGCATTTCCATGTCTTCAGAATTTACCTGACCGTCATTGTTGAAGTCGGCATCGTATCCCAAAAGGCTGTCTGGATTTCCAAGATTAGAAACATCCACTCCCATCCAAGTCTTCACACCACTAAGAGTTGTCCAATCTATAGTTTTTGCCAATTCAGCAGGAGTGGCAGGTCTGCCGTACCACTTGTTCAGCACTGCTGTTTCCCAAGGATTACAACCCATAGCATGGTAATC